GTAGCGCCACCGCCGATTGTTATTTTACTACCGTTGTTTAAACCACCAACGTTTGCTTGCGCACATCCGTCGTATGATACATGTAATCTATTTTGTTCAGACCAAATTATTTGATCAGATGTCATTGGCATTTCAGCGCCAACCATTCTTAAGAAGCCAGATAACGTTCTGTTTCCATAACGCTCTACTTCTTGTTCGTAAATTTCTGGTAAATATTGTTGCGCAAAATCATTAGCACCACCATCAAAAGCTAAATAATTGTTAGCTAAAGTTTGTTGGATTTGCGAAGGTACAATACTACCAAATTGTGGAGATAAACTCATAATTTGTTAATTTTAATTAGTTAAACCTTTTTGTTTTAATTTTAAGTTTTGTAGAGTCTGCACCAGAAATAGCTTTTACTTTCATTCCGCCAACAAATACATCTCCTTGTGATTTTCTACCTTCAGTATCACTTAGATTTTTTGATTTGTTTACAACTTCCTTTACAGCATCTGCTTTTCCTTGCTCATAAAAATGAGCGGCAATCTTATCTACGTTTTCAGCAGCATAAATAGCTTTATGATAACCTTTAGCATCTTCCACATTACCTTCGCTGTCTAGGAACTTCCCGACAAGGTTTGTTATGTTAGATTGGCTTTCGGCTACTTTATCACGATTAACGACATTATACTTATATCTTTTATCTCCAACTTTAATATCGAAACCTTCGAAATCGTCATTAAATAAATTTTTAGTTTTTTGTTTAAATAAATCGTGTTGTTGTGTAGCTATTTCTTGCTCCTTATTATATCGGTTGAAAAAATCCATAGCTTTTTGTTGGTCCTGAGTTACGCCGGGTCTCAACTTGATTTCGTCGTAATATTTCTTTTTCGTTTCCTCTAAAAAGTTTTTAGCTTTTGCAACCTCTTCTTTTTTAGCGAGTTTCTTTTTTTTGACTTCTCGCTCTTCGTCAATATCTATATCATAATCAAAGTTTTCTTCCATTATGAAATTAATTTCTTCTAAATCTAAATGTGGTTTAGATTTTTTATAATACTCTTTTAATAAAGTATTGTCATCTACGCTTGTGTAATCAGCGTTTAATCTAGTGTAATCTTCTATAGTTCCACCAGTGTCTTCCATAAAAGAAACTAGCTTTTCAATGTTTTCTGGTAAAGGTTTACCTATTACCTTTTCATCTCTTACAGCTTCTTTTACTTCTTGTTCAATTTCTTTAACTTCATCAGTTACTTCTTTGATCGGAGAAAACCCTTCAGTAGTCTCGTCGGACTCTTGTACAGGTTCTCCCACCTTTGCGCTATCTCCGGATGGTTCTTCCACAGATACCTTCTTTGTTTCTCCGATTTGAATGGCATCGTCTTCTTTTTTTATTTCTACCTTTATTGGCTTTTCTATATTAACGTTTGGATCTTTATTTAGATCTACTTTTATAGGTTTAATTTGATCTTTTTCTACTAGGTTTTTAGGCGTTTTCTTTTTTATTTTGAATTCACCTTCCTGCTTAACAGGTTCATTTGTTTTGATTTCTGACATAATATAATATAATTAAATAATTAATAAATTTAAGCTTGTTGCTCACTCTGCGCCACAGATGGCTCACTTGATGCACCTTGGCTTTCAAAGTCTATAGGTAGTCCATTGTTTTTTCTTTGTTCTATCATTTTACTTTGTTGCGTACCTTCCATTTGTATACGCTTGTCTTTAGCTTCTTCTTGCTGTTTTTGTTTTTCTTGTTGTTGTTGAAGTTGCATCTTAGCTAATTCAACGTCAAATTGATGCTGCATTTGCATCTTCTGCATATCAAGCTGAGCTTGAGTTTGCATTTTTTGAATTTCCATTTGAGTTCTTGACTGCTCGTATTGAACCTTAGAACCACTAATAGCTTCTTGCTTTTGAACCTCGTTCATTGCTATTTTTTCATTAGCAGCAGCTTGAGCTTCACTTTGAGCTACTATATTAGCTTGAGCGTTCTCTTGTTCTTTAACAGCTTTTTGTTTACGTTTTACTTTTAGAAGCTGGTTAGCTAATTTAAGATTTTTTATTTGCCTTAAATCAATAGCGTCTTCTAAGTCAATACCACCTTGTTGTAAAGCAACTTGTATGTTTTGTTCTAACTGTTGTTTTTCTTCTTCGTCTGGTTCTAACTCTAAGAATATTCCAAAATCATGAAGATTTAAATTAACAACTTCTTTTAAAGTGTTTACATTATAGTCACTTATAGAGTTAACTAGTGATTCAGCTGTTAGTGGAAACTCTAAAGCATCTGCCACTTTCAGCGCTATGTTCTCTGCAATTCTAAGCGTTAAATAAGAACCAGCTTGCTTTATATGTCTAGTAGCTACATTGGACGCGTTAGCGGCCATTTTTTGTAATCCTACTAAAGTGCTTTTGTCTGGAGTACTACCATCTCTAGCTTCATTAAGTCCGGTTACGTCGCGTATCATCTGTAAATAATATTGATACGTCTGTATTAAGCTTTGTATTTTGCCTTGACCAGAACTAGAGTTTAGTTCTTGAATTGGTACTTTTCCAGGATTCATATCACCGTCTTGCGTGAGTGATCTACCAACAATACTACCAGTTTGGAAATACATATTTAATGCTTCTGCTGGATTATAGTTTGTACCGTTACCTAAATCAACTTCAGCTAAACCATCCATGTCTAAGTAAACACCATCAGGCACTATTCTAGACATAACCTGCTGTAACTTTAAATGAGTTAATTGAATCATATCTGCAAAACCTATACACTTGCTAACTAGTGATTCTATTCTACCTTTGTATATTCTAGGCGCACATATAGAGGAGTTCATTTTTACTTTAGTAGTATCAGCATAAGGTCTTGACATGTTCTCAGCTAATTCCCACTTTAACATAGTATCAGTACCTAGCACTTTAGCTCCGCTGTATAAAACTTCGATTGATCTTGATACTCTTTCAAAGCTTTCGTTTTCAGGTGGATTAAAACTATCATCTTTTTCAATAGCTTTTATTAAGCCTTGATCTGTTTGTTTGATTTTAAAAACTTGATTATGGTAAGTCTTATAATCAAAATAAAGAACTTGAACTGTATTATCATCATAATCTCCCCATCCGGTTATATAAGATCTATTACCTGGCATATTTTGTATACGTTCTAACTCTTTATTAGATAAGTCTGGAAACTCTTTTTTAAGTTCCGGTATTGTTATAGCTTTTATTTCGCCAACGTAGTATATGTCTTCAAAATTAGGATCTTCAGTATATGAATAAACCATGTAAGCAGGATCAACATAGTCTATAGTTATTCCATTAGCTAAGTTAAAATTTGTTTTAGCTGCAGAAATACCACAAACTGTTAAGTCCATGTTTAATCTACGTTTTATTAAATCATATTTATTTTGAGCCATTACAGAAGATATAGCTTCTTCTTCTGCTATTTCTATAGACTGCTTATAACTAAGCTGCATATGTAATTCTAACTCTTCTTCACTTTCTGGTAGTTGATCTGGATTAGGAACTTGATACAAATCTATACCTAATGTTTCTTTTAATCCATCTAGATAATCTTTAGCCAGCATGTCTTCATATATCTTAGAAGCATAAGCGGTTCTTTTCTTTATAGAGTCAGGATCTTGAGCGTAAGCTTTTATATCGTATGTTCTAGCAGATATTCCATTTACAACTATATCAACAAATTTTGATAATATAGGTACTGGTTGCCAGTCTAAATTAAGATAAGACAAATCACCATTAATAGACAATTCATCTTTATATTTTTGTATAGACTGCTCTCCTCTAGCGTATAATCTTAGATTATGAAAATTATTCCAAGCTGTTAAATATCTATTTCCAGTTGTTCTACCTTGAGAAAACCATTCGCCTTCTATTGCTTGTGCGACTTGTTTACCATACTCAATACTGGCTTTTTCTGCGTCGCTAACCACTTGGCTAGGAAATGAAGTTCTCGTGTTAGTATATATATTCATTAATTTAAAATTTTTGATATAGCTCCTTTGTTGTCGTATTTTTTAATACCTAAATCAACTGGTTTTAATTCTTTTCTATTTGTCGGTGAATACCTATGTTTGTTACAAGCCATTAAAGCTAAGCCAGAACTAATAGAAGCATCATGAGACGTTCTGTTGTTTATATTAAATTTAGACCAATCTTCTAAGGTTCGTTGAAAATACATATCACCATATCCAGTTTCTTTTAATCCAACAAAATGCTCTATGTAAGTTTCTATAGCAGAAGCGTGTGCTTGTTTAATATCTTCGCTTGAGTTAGGTATACCACCTATTTCTCTTTCTGTTACAGATAGTTTGTTTCTTTTTTTATCTGGTCTATTCATAGCAAAACCTCTATAACCTCTACGTTTAAAATAATAAAGTAATCTTGGCTTATTGTTTTCAGCTAATATTGGCATGCCGTAAAACACGCAAGCCATTAATACATCTTCAAAAAATATCTCAGCAGTTTGTGGTCTAGCTATGTATTCTAAGAAAAAATGATTTGCTGGAACCTCTTCCATGCTAAACTTAGTTAAACCGTGTAAAGATCCATTAGAACCTCTTTTATCTACTGTCCCTGATATATCATATGGATCACAACCAAAAGCACCACAGTGTTCGTTACCTGGATAATTAACTCCATTTTTTAAAAACCTTTTGTTTTGTAAACTAACAGGAGGTACCCAACTTATAAAAAATCTACCGTTTTTGTTTGGCACAAATATAACTCTAGTGTCTTTGTCTCCGTTTTCCCATTGAAAACTACCTTTTGTTACATTTATAGAGTTTTTTAAATCTTCATTAAAATCTATTTGTTGATATATTTTAGTTAGATTAAATAAAGACTCTTTTGATTCGTCTCTAAAAGCGTGCTTAGTTGTACGTGGAAACTGTCTATAAAATTCATTTAAACCGTCTTGATCGTCTTTAAGTCCTTCTACCTCGTTGTTCCAATACTCTATTACACCTATTTTTATTTTATCACCTTGTGGTCCTTCAATAGGTTTTTTTGGTGTGTCGAATACAGGTAAGCCATAAGAATCAATGTATCCTTCGTAGTTCCATTCCATAGGTATGAACAAAGAATAGAGTCCTGAGCGAGTCTGTCCATTGCTGTTTCTTTTTGTAACGTCAGAGTCGTCATATAATTTCTTAAAGTTTCTACCACCTTTATCTAAAGCGTTTGATGTTGATCCCATCATACACTTACCTATAATTCTACTACCTAGTCTTAAGGTTGTTTTCGTAACACGCCAGTTGTTGAGGATGTTGTTCGGCCTTTCCCATTTACCGCTCTCATCGTGGACGAGGAGTTTGAGTTTCTCACCATCGTAGGAGTTGTCACCCGTATTCTTCCAGTCGATTGTGGTGTCCAAGCCTTGTAATTCTTCTTGGGCAATTTCTTCCGTGGTGGACGAGGTAAGCTTACGACGGGTGTATTTTGTGGCTGGGACACGATAGGCAAGCTCGGTCTTGGGCCTGTCCATACCGTCCTGGGTCGGCTTGAAAAAGAATGGGTAATTAACGGATATCGGTACCACCTTGTCTGTAAACATCTTCTTCGCATCAGGTCCAGTCTTAGATAATACTCCATATCTAGAGTCGGAGGATATTGTAGCCAAGTTGACCACCTCTCCTGATGCCATAAAGGAAAAGCCTGATCGACGATTCTTAAGGTAGCACAGTCCGTAGGATCGTATATCGGCCTTACAAGCTTCCCAGAAAATGAAGAATAATCTATTTGATTCCCGAAAGTCTGGTGCCCCAACGTCAATTTTGCTCCACTGCAAGTACATGTAATGAGTACCAGTAAGGTAAGTAGCAACGCTTTTGTTATAAAACCAAAAACCTTCCTCCCTACGGGTAAACTCTTTATCAATGTAATCATACCATTTTTCTTTAAAATCTTGTGGATATTGCTTCCAGTCGAACGTTGTTTTTATCTTACTTAGAACCTTAGGATATTCAGTTTTATTCCATTTGTTGTTATCAAATGTATGAATATCTTTTTTTTCAGGCAAAGCTATTTTTAGGTTTTGTATTTCATAAACCTCTCCAATTTTACCGGTTTTACTTATTACGACCATGTCGTGATCTTCGTTGTAACCGTATTCCCACTTGTTGTACCTATTCATTCGTTTAAGAACTTTAGGTTTTATGTGGTCGGGTAATATCTTATATAGAGTTTGTTGATACATTATTTTTTAGATCTACCTTCTGCAAAGCCTTTGAAATTACTTTGCTTTATTTCTTTAGGTTTTTCATCTAACATATCTTGCTCTTCTTGTATTCTATTTAATATTTCAAACGCATCAAATATTGCTAATTTTTTTGTTGCTGCTGCGTTTTTTAAACGATCAGCAGATATATCATCGTCTGAATCTACAATAGGTTCTTTAGCTACCTTTATTAATTCTTCAACTGCTACTTGCCCAGCTAGGATTATACTTTTCTTCGTTTCCTTGGTTTTCATACTTAATTACAATATCATTAGATTTCATACAATAAAGTCTTTCATTGTTAACTAAAAACTCCCACTCACCATTAGGCGTATAGCCAACTAGGTCACCAGGAGTTATTTTTAGGTTGTTTAAGAAGCTATTGCCATATTT